AACAAACCATTGAATCTATACTCCAGGCATCGCCCATCACCGATGTGGTGGAAAGGCGCGGCGTGAAACTGCGCAGGAGCGGCAGCAACTACAAGTGCTGCTGTCCATTCCACGACGACAAGACCCCTTCCATGATCGTGTGGCCCGCCACGGGCAGGTGGAAGTGTTTCGGATGCGGCAAGGGCGGCGACGCCATCAGTTTCGCGATGGAGAAAAACAACCTGTCCTATATAGAGGCGGTCAGGGAACTCGCCCGTGACGCGAACATCACCATCGAAGACCGGAAAACCACCCCGGAGGAACAGAAACACCAGGAAAGGAAGCAGCGCCTGTACGGACTCAACGAGACAGCCGCCGCATTTTTCCAGTCAAGACTCTCCGGACACTCACTTGACTATGCGCTTGGACGGTGGAAAGACACCACCATCGGCATGTTCCGCATCGGGTTCGCTCCGGATGCCTGGCACGATCTGTACGATCACCTCATGAAGAACGGATTCACAGACAGTGAGATTCTGGCCGCCGGACTCGTGAAGAAAAACAACAGAGGCGGATACTACGACTTCTACCGAAACCGCCTTATGTTCCCGGTGTTCAACCGGGTAAACAGGATTGTCGGCTTCTCCGGGCGGGACCTTTCCGGCAAGGAGGATGTGGCCAAGTACATCAACTCGCCCGACACCGACATCTACCACAAAGGCGAGGAACTGTTCGGCATGAACCTCGCCATCCAGTCGATCCGGAAATACGATGTGTGCATCCTGGTCGAGGGCAATCCGGATGTGGTGAAGCTGCACCAGATCGGTATCAACAACACCGTGGCCGCCTGCGGAACATCCCTTACCGAGGAGCAGATCCGCGCCATAGGACGCCACACCCGAAACATCTGCCTGCTGTATGACAACGACAGGGCAGGAAGAAGCGCCACCACCTGCAACGCCCAACTCATCACCAAACTCGGAATGAACGCACTCTCGCTCTCCATTCCGGACATGGAGGACGGGACCAAGCAGGACCCCGACACCTATTTCACATCCAAGGATCAGTTCGCCAACTTCTACAACCAGTGCAAAGTCAACTACCTGGTGTCGCTGGCCAGAGACAAGTCCGAGAACTGCGTCAACGATCCGGACTACAAAGCGAAGACCATCAAGGATATCTGCGCACTGCTTTTCAGCCGTCCCGCCAACGAGCAGGCGGCCCTCATCGAGGAACTCTCGGCGGTGATCCCGACGAAATCGCTCTGGAACAAGACCCTGAAAGAACTGAACGCCGACCGCCGCGAGGAGGAGAAAAAGAAGGCGGAGAAGGAGCGTTCGGCGGTGCAGAACGAGATGTACACCAAGTACGGCTTCTATGAGAAGGACCACTGCTACTGGTTTCACAATCCCAAAGGGGAAGGCATGTTCTGCGGTAGCAACTTCGTGATGGAGCCGCTGTTCCACATAGAAAGCACCATCAACGCCAAGCGTCTCTACCGTATCACCAATGTTTACGGCATCGAGCGCGTGGTGGAATTCCCGCAGAAGGACCTTATCTCGCTGTCGGCGTTCAAACTCCGGTGCGAGTCGCTGGGCAACTTCCTTTTCGACGGAGGCGAGTACGGACTGGCCAAGATCAAGGCGTACCTGTACGAGAAGACGCAGACATGCCGCGAGGTCACGCAACTCGGATGGCAGCGGCAGGGATTCTTCGCCTGGAGCAACGGCATATTCGCCAACGGAACCTTCCAGCCCATAAGCCGCGACGGCATCGTACGCCACAACGACGAGAACTTCTACCTGCCGGCCCTGTCTTCGTTCTACCAGGCAGACGACTCCCTCTTCATGTTCGAGCGCAAATTCGTGCACCGGCCCGGTGAAATCAGTCTGTACCAGTGGCTGGACCTCTTCTGCAAGGTATATAAGGACAATGCCGTGGTCGGGTTCTCTTTCTATGTGGCCACCCTGTTCCGCGATGTCATCGTGGCGCACACCAGGTTCTTCCCCATCCTCAACATCTTCGGCGTGAAGGGCAGCGGCAAATCGGAGATGGCCGTGTCGCTTACACGCCTGTTCGGCAACCTGCCCGTCGGGCTCAATATGACCAACTCCACCATCGCGGCCATGGCCGACCATGTGGCGCAGACGCGCAACGCCCTGTGCCATATCGACGAGTACAAGAACAGCATCGAGTATGACAAGGTGGAGTTCCTCAAGGGCCTCTGGGACGGAACCGGGCGCAATCGCATGAACATGGACAAGGACAAGAAGAAGGAGATGACGGCGGTGGATGCCGGCATCATCCTCACCGGACAGGAGATGCCCAAGGCGGACATCGCCCTGTTCAGCCGCGTGATATTCACGGCATTCGCCAAATCCAGTTTCAACGACATCGAAAAGCGGCTCTTCAACGAACTGAAAACAATGGAGAAGGACGGACTCACCCACATCACCAACCAGATCATCGGGCACAGGGAACAGTTCGTGTCACAATACATGGCCAACTACGACAACGCCGGCCGCGACCTGGAACAGTGGATCGACAAGAACAGCGTGGAGGACCGCATCTGGAGGAACTGGCTGGTGATCATCGCCGCATTGAAGACCATCCGCAATTTCGTAGAGCTCCCGTTCTCATACGAGAAAGCCGTGGAAACGATGTCCGCGATGATCGTCACGCAGAACAAGGAGACGCTGAAGGACAACGAGGTGAACACCTTCTGGGACATATTCTCCTTCCTGGTGAAGGACGGACAGATCGAGGAGGAATACGACTACCGGATCATGCATGTCACCCGGTTCAAGACGAACAAGGTGGACCTGGAGCGGGCGATGGGCGTGCTTGTGATAGACAAGACGCGTGTGCTCCAGCTGTACAACAAGCACTGCAAGACCACCGGACTGAAACCGCTTCCGCTGTCCACACTCAAGTTCTACCTGCAGAACTCGCCGGAATATCTCGGTGAGAAGATCTTCAAACTGCGCAGGCGTATCGACCATCTGCAGGACAAACAGTCGCAGAAGGAAAACAGCAGCGACTACATGAATCCGGAGACTCTGTACCGCACCATCAGCACCAGGGCCGACTGTTTCCACTACGACGCATTGGGCATAGACATCGAAAACACATACACCCCTCTGGATGAGGAGGAGTTTTAGGGTTCCGGAAAGAACACTTTATCCTTTATGAAAAGACCGCTTCGGCGGTCTTTTTTGTTATACCGTTATGAATGAGCATGTTACGAAAAATCACTGAAAAAAAATTTTGTTTCCAACTTGGCAAAAAAACGATGTAACTTTTGTAACTTTTGTAACCAACAATGACACAATACTTTAACTAAAAAAATCTCTGTAACTTTTTGTAACTTTTTGTAACCTGACCCCATTTTACCCCCTCCGGTTACAAAGTTGTAACCTTTGTAACCGCATTTGTAACCGATTTCAGTGGTTTTCAAAAATGTAACTCATTGATTATCACACTGAATACGAAAAGTTACAAAAGTTACAAATTTTGGACCCCGAAAATAGGGGGTCTCTGAAAAAATTTTTTTTTCAGAGATGCGATTTTATTTGAATAATCACTTTATATAAAACATTGTATCTCATTATTTTTTAGTATCTTTGCCGTGATTTTGAAGACAGGTATGCCGTCACTATACACATTGGACATCAATGTTGACCCGCTTGTGGCCGGATGGATGGAGCGCAGTTTCAAGAAAGTGCGCGGCGTCTATCGGATGGGCGACAGCTGCTATTACGGACTGGTCAGCGCAATGCTCTACCAGTCGCATGTGAAAACGCCTTCCAGGATGCCGGATAAATACGCCGCCTTCGTGCCGGTTAAAATAGCCATCACGGAGTTCGACTTCTACCACTACGGCTGGGAGGTGTCACCGTTGCAGGAGATACGGTTCAGCCGCCTCATCAGGAACATCCTTATCGACACATGCCTTCGCAATGTTGCCATACTACGCGCCCGATACGGCCTGCATCTTACACAGGCGATCGGCTTCTACACGATCTACTTCGGATTGGAGGAGGAGCATGTCAAATTCGAGACGCTCCGCAAGATCTACAGGAGGAAGTACCAACCGATGGAGGCCGAGTACCGGAACCTTGACAGGGCCGCCGTCACGGATTTCGGGACGGTCGAGGCCGCTATGGAGCACAAAGCATTGAGACTGCACAGATCCGTCAATCCGGATCCGGGACAGTTGGAACTGTTCACCTAAACCCAAACAATAAAAAACCGAACACTATGGAAGATTTGCAAAGAGACTGCTATGACGGCAAGATGCCGGGCATAAGGAGAATATGGTACACACATGTGGATGAAGTGGCCAGTGTCACCGTGACAGGCGCAGGCACTGTGTCCGTTGCCCTGAAGAATTCAGGCCAATGGGGCGAGATAAAAGGCAAGCGCGCCACATCGTCGTCAGTCCACGACGGGAAGAGCTGGCAAAACGAGATCCGCGCCACGCTGCCCGGATGGACCGTGCAGGAGGCCGTGACCATGGGCCGCCTCACCGCCGGAAGATACCTGGTTAAGTTCACCGACAAATCCGGAGACACCTGGCTGGCCGGGTATGAGACTCCCCTGCACCTTCACATCTCGCGTTCCACTCCGGAGACACCTGCCGAGTACCAGGGCATAGAGTTGGTTTTCTCCTGCGAATCGGAATTCGGATTCATGAAAATGGCGTAGGGACAGCCACCTCCCCTTGTTGTCCCAGCGGCATTCTCAGCCGTGTTCTATCTTTGCCGCCGAAAACCTAATAGAATATGGCAAAGCAATATCTGAACATCACCAAACCGACGGACAACAAGGCCCGCATCGAGATTGACGGCATGATCGGCGGCATGGACTGGGATACCTGGAAACGCAAAAACACAGGAAGCGACATCCGCAAGCAGCTCAAGGAAATATCCGAACTGGCTGTTGACGAGATCGAGGTGCTCATCACATCTCTTGGCGGATATGTGGACGATGCGCTGCAGATCCACGACGCTCTGAAGAGCCATCCGGCCAAGGTCACCACCGTTGTGCAGGGTTTCTGCGCCAGCGCAGCCACCGTGATCGCCTGTGCCGGCGACCGCCGTATCATCTCTCCCAACGCCCTGTATCTCATCCATAAGTGCATGAGCGATGTGTGGGACGCCAACGAGAACGCCCTGGAGGCGGAGTTGGACGATCAGCGCACCATCAACGGCACCATCTTCAACATCTATAAGGGCATCCTGAAAAAGGACGAGTCGGATCTGCGCGCACTGTTCGAGGCCAACAACGGGCAGGGCAAGTGGATCACCGCCGAGGATGCGCTTGCATTCGGTTTCGCCACAGAGATACAGGATTTCGACGACAACGAGAAAAAACCGGCTACGGCGATGGCGCGGTTCCTGAACCACGCCCGCGCCGCATTCCCGGACCTGAATATTTACCAACCAATTCCCAACAACATGAAGAAAGTACTTATGTCATTCGTCTTGCTGGGTGCCTTGCTTAATTTCAAGGAAGACGCCGAGTATGACGAGAAAGAAGGTCTTCAACTCAACCCAGACCAGCTGAAGACCTTGGATGACACCCTGAAGGAATTCGACAACCTGAAGAAGACATCCGCAACCACTGAGAGCGAACTTCAAAAAGCAAACGATGACTTGGCCACAGCCAATCAGACCATCGCAGACAAGGACACTCTCATTGCCACCCTCACCGCCGAGCGCGACGACTACAAGGCCAAGTACGAGAACGCACCAGCACATGTGCCGGGCGTGAACGGAAAGGATGTGAACCCGGAACCCGTTGACGTGACCGACAACCCGGTCTATGACGAACTGGAAAAACTTATCTAACCCATAAAACCTAAAACAAACATGGCAAGTGTATTAACAACCACCCAAATCGTGTCCGAATTCGGACAGTACTACGTTAAAGAAGGGCAGAATCGCAGCCGTCTCATCCGCTCCCTGCAGCAGATGCCCGAGACGCTGGAGAAATACGCCCGTCACATCCGCACCACCGAGACGGCCTACCGTATGGCAAACTATCGTCACGGCAGCGTGCTTCAACCCTTCACCACCACCTTCAATCCGGTCAGCGAGATCGAGTTCATCCCGAACGAGATCAAACTGCAGAAGATCAAGGTCAACGCCCGCTTCACTCCGGACGAGATCGAGGACTCCTGGCTCGGATTCATGAGCGGCAACACCACCCGCAACAAGAAGGACTGGCCCATCGTGCGTTTCCTGATGGAAGAGTACCTCGCCAAGCAGATCGGTGTTGACCGTGAGGAACTGATGGTCTATAAGGGTGTCCGCAACAATGCCGGTTCCACCCCGTCCGCCTGCATGGACGGTATCCGGAAACAGCTCATTGACGGTGCCAACAAGAGCGAGTACCCCATCCACGTCATTCAGGGTATCGGTGCCCTGGACGAGGACAGCATCTTCGACCAGATCGAGAAGTTTGACGAGTCGCTTCCGTCCCTGTACCGCACGCAGCCCGTCATCATCTTCGTCTCACCGAAGTGGTTCCGCGCCTTCATGAAGGACCGCCGTGCGCAGACCTTCTACCAGTTGCGCAACGAGAACGACCTGGACACCGCCATCGACTTCACCGGCGGCCGTCACCGTCTTGTTGCTCTTCCTTCCATGGAAGGCACCAACGACCTCTGGGCAACGGTTCCCGACAACCTGTTGTGGCTCACCATCCGCGACATGAACACCGCCTCCGCCGAGATGCAGGCAATCCACTACGATGTGGATGTGATGCTTGACTGGTGGGAAGGCATCGGTTTCGCCTGCAACCAGATGGTATGGGCTACCGCCGAGACTGTCGGCGCGCCTTCCGCCATCGACACCGCAAGCCCTGTTGACGGCATCATCGCCCGCAGCATCTTACCGAGAGTGGAAGCTGCCACGGATGTTGATCACGAAAGCGCAAAGGTGTCCGGAGATGTTCTTGGCAACATGACTGACGATGCCACCGTGAAGGTGAACTACGGCACCGCCACCACCCTCGGCACCCAGTCCTCTGCCCTGACTGCCACCAACGGCAAGTACACCGCCACGCTCGGTTCCCTGAGCGCATCGACGAAGTACTACTACCGTCTGGAGGTGACCATCGGCACCGACAAGTACGTTTCCGAGACCAAGGACTTCACCACCGAAGCCGCTCCGGCTGCCGGAGGCCAAGCCTAATCTGCTAATTTTACGGTAGAGACGCGGTACGCCGCGTCTCTACAATTATCAAATCGTTAAACCATAAAAATCATAAGAACATGTCTGAAATTTGTCCCGATTCCTTTGAAGACCTTGTACGCCCGGAAACCTGTCAGAAGACCGTGGGCGGCATGGTCACCGAATTCCTGTATGGTCTGAAAGACGATGTGGCCTCCTGGCCTGAGAAAGCTGCTGCCGCCTTGCGCACGGGATTGTCCGCCTATGTGGAGACCGTCGCAGGCTCCAACCTGGTGATGGCCACCGGCAAGCGTCTTTTTAGACTGCAGGTGAAGAAAGGTTCAGCCGAACTCAAGTACGCCCTTCAGGGCGAGAGCGGCGCGCGCTCTTTCCGCGCCACACTGGAGTGCAACATCCCCGGTTTCCGCGCTTCCATCCTCGGATTCCTGGCAGCCACCGCCAACAAGGAAATGGTCATTCTGGCCAAGACCCGCAGCGGTGAATGGCACCTGCTGGGCAATCCCGATGAGGGCGTGGAGTACGACTCCGCCGAGGCCATGACCGGCAAGGCCGGCACGGATCCGAGCGGCGCTGATGTCACCTTCGCCATCGACACCGATGCGCCCACCGTCTATAATGGCGACATCGACTCGCTGAAGACGGTTGACGGCACAGCCGCCACCATCGTGCTCGGCACTGAGAGCGTCTCATCCACCACCGCCACCCTCGCTGCCACTGTCACCGACAACGATAGCACCGTGACCAAGGTCGGATTCCGCTATCGCGCCGAAGGCGATGCCAACTGGACCAATGTCAATGTGGCCTCCTACACTTCCGGTACGGAGTTCACCAAGGCAATCAGCAGCCTCGCCGCCGGCGACTATGTGTTCTACGCCTACATGGTGGTGGACGGTCACGAGATCTACACCAACACCAAGGCGTTCACCATCGCCTAACCGTTAATTCGGATTTTTTCATACGTAGTGTTTTTGAAAAAAGGACTTCCTCAAGGGAGTCCTTTTTTTTTATGCAAAAAAGTTGTCCCAAATGTTTCCTGCTCCCTATTCTACTTTTGCCGCCGAAACACTACACGAAACGACAAAGATGACAAATGACGCCCTGAATCTCGGACTGTTGCCGGTTGCGATGACCGAAGGCTATCACCTGCCGGTGGTGCGTGCTGATGCCGTGCCTGTGGCCGACAGTCTCATCCCGTTCAACCGGGCAAAGACCTGCACTCGGCGAGATGTGGGCGTACACTTCTTTATTGACGATTATCAGTTCGAGCGGGTGTGGAAGTCGCCGCAGCTCTATGTTGAGATGCTGAAAAGGTACCGTTTCGTGTGCGCTCCGGATTTCAGTCTATACCTCGATATGCCGATGGCCGCCAAGATATGGAATGTCTATCGCAGCCGCCTGATCACCGCCTACTGGCAGAAACAAGGCGTGAAGGTGGTGCCCACGTTGCAGTGGGCGGAGCCCGGCACCCACGACTTCTGCTTTCGTGGCATCGAGATGTGCGGCACAGTGGCGGTAAGCACATTGGGTGCGGCAAAGCATCGCGTATCGCGCGAAATGTGGATTGCAGGCATGAGCGAAGCCATCCGGCAGCTGCATCCCACTACCATCATATTATATGGCACCCCGATCGACTTTGATTTTGGAAATATCACAGTGGTGCAATATGCCAACGAAGTGATAGAAAGGAGAAAAAGCTATGGGCGGTAGAGGGGCGTATAGCAGTATATCTGGATCTGGAGGTGGTAATTTTTTAAAGACATACGGAAGCAGAAACGGTGGAACCGTTTATACTGAGGCTTCAAGGATTGAGCAAGCTAAGATGAACAAACAGGAGATGGCTAAATACAACAAGGAAAATGAAATGTGTAAACACTTGGCCGATAACGGACACAATGTAGTTCATCTGGATGACAGAAAGTTATCGGATGGCTCATACGATATCCTTCTTGATGGTAAGAAGGCTGAACTGAAAAGTCTTTCAAGCTATAATAATATTGTAAGAGAAGGAAAGAGTGCTATTAAAAAACAAGGAGCGGACTTAGTTGTTTTTCGATTCGACACATTATCGGCTAAAGCGAAAAGTTATTTAAAAGATTTGGCAAAAGCCAAAATTCATGGTTGTTATTATGTTAGAGGACAAAAAGGATTGGCGTGGTTTTAAAATCAAGAAGCCCTTGCAAAACACAAAGGCTTCAGGCGTGTCCTTCCCCCGATCAAAGCGAGTTGTAATGAACACTGCAAAAATACAAAAAAACAATATACACACCTAAACCCCAAAAATTATGATACATTCAACACCTTATGTCAAAGAGTATGACAGATACGGAAATCTGCTAAACCCCATTACCAAAGGTTCCCCTTTTTTGGTTTATCCCAAACATCCAAGGAGGAAGATCCGGAAACGAGTCAGCCATTTGGAGTATGTGCAAATCATACCGATTTTCAAAGATAGAAATGGACGCATCAAGAAATTGAGCAAAATTGTATGGGGCTTTATTTGTGGGAAACCGTATGCTCCGAACTTGCAATTTGTTGGAACCAAAAGAATCATCCATGAAAAACGATAATAACTGCCTTCAAAAGTGGCTCGACAACCCCGACCGTGACTATGCCGAAGGCGTGGCACTGTTTGCCCAGTATAGCAAAAACAAGGCGCTGGTGCGTTATTTCCAAACAGGCACCGCCCGTTTCCGGATGGGGAAGTTGGTGTATGAGATGGGAAAACTGGCAAAGACTGCAGTGACAACTGAAAGGGCCGATAAATGGGCTAATAAACAGCCGTTTGCCGCCAGTCAAACGCCGCAAACCACCTGTGTTACAGACAATAGGAAAGGGCAGATAAAAGCCGTCATACCGGATTTCATCCTCGCTGCCAAAAAGGAGGTGGCCGCCCTGTACGCCCTCATCGACAAACGGCACCGGGAACTTTACGACCTTGGCACCTCCAACGCCGACGATGTGGTGCGCAAACGGAAGAAGATCCTCGACGAACGCAAGCCTGTCATCGAGCGTGCTGACCGTCTATACCGGCTGAAGGAGGAATGGTTCGCACTGGAGGACGGTCCAGGACGCAAAAAAATAGAAGGAGACATCATGGAACTGTTGTCTGAATCAAAAATCGGCGGTGTAGGATTCGCTTTTGTTTTCGATTCTCAGAAACAAGAAATCAGACAGACAGAACTGGATGCGGGCGTGTCGGACATCCAACTGGCCAAAAGTCGTGCCTCCTTGCGCAGTTCCATCACCAAGACGCAGAACATGCTGCAGTACCAGAGTATCCGAAAGGCATCCTCCCCCACCCCGATGCCTTCCGGACCCAAACGCGACGAATACGAGAAGAAACTTGCCACACTGAAGGCATTGTTGAAATCCGTATGCGATGAGATGGAAAGGAGGCAGATTCTATGAACGGATCCAAACCATTGCCTCCAGTCCGCAAGGAGTACGGCAGCTCTGCCGAAAGCGACTTCGAGACCATTGCCTTGGCGGTGATGCAAGGGCGCAGCGGCGACCTGAATGACGACCAGCGGCACAAACTCGACCTTACCCGCGATGCCTACCGCATTGTGTGCGACTATCCCAACAAGAGCGTGGCCGTGAAGGAAATGTGCGCCTTGCACCCGGAGCTGAGCGAGCGCACCGCCCTCAACTATGTCAACTACGGCATCCGCATCTGGAACCCGGGCAATCAGCTGGAACGCGACTTCCTCAACACCGTATTCCTGACAGCCATCATCAAGGAAATCCACGATGAAAAAGCCGACAGTGCCAGCCGTGCGAAAAACCTTGCCACACTGCAGCGCTACCTGGCCGACATGCCACAGGATCCTATGGACCCGACAATGATGGAAAAGCACACCATCAACATCCAGCTCAACATCAACGGCAGCACCATCACCGTCCCCGCCGACAAATGGGCGAAAATCAAGGAAAACAAGATCATCGCCGCCGCCTTGGAACAGGAAATCAGCGAGACGCAGGCGGCGGAGATAATGGAGAGTTGAGTTTTAAAGAGAAACAATTATGGGGCGTTCACCTATTCCTAAGCCAACAATATCACAATCTGTTGATTATCGGCAGTGCATTTGTAAAAACTGCACGCACTTCATCCAGAAATGGAAAAATGAGTATAGTGAATGGAGTTACTGTGAGTACTGGCACCGTGATGTGAAAGAGATAGATTCTTGTATGCAGTTTCATGATAAAGTATGATGTATGATTGAAATTGTTGTATTTTTGCGGCGTTATAGAAAATAATATATGAGCAAATTGAGAAATATCAAAGAAAACCCATTCTCCAGATTCAGTGCTGAAGAGGAAGAGGATATTGTGAGCATATATTTGAAACCTCGGTATTATGATGCTCTAAAATCAAATGCAAAACAAGGCAACAGTCGGATATTGGTTGGACAGAGAGGTTTGGGAAAATCCGCCACTATTTTCGTGCTATTTAATGAACTGGCGCAAAACAAGACTCTACCATTACTTATATCAAGATATGACGGTTTTCCATTGACCAACAACAAAAATTATTTCTTGTATAAGATATTGCAGTCTTTGTCTAAGGAAATAGTGAGGGTTCTTCAGAAAAAACCGGATTTGACAAAGAAAATGAACAAGACGATGCAAGGCCAGCTGTCGTTTTTCATAGAGTTGTTCTACGATCATAATTTTGCCGAAGAGTTCATTGATCAGGCAAAAATCATTAAGTCTAAGAAACGGATTAACCGCTTCAAAACTTTTTTCAACCGACATTTGAGATTGATCAACAGCATCGTCAATGGCATTGTTAAAGTTACAAGTTCCATTATCCGAAAGAGTATTGGACTCCCTGAAATGAACTTGGAAGAAATCAACATAACATATTTCAATGAAATGCCAATTGATAGAATCCGCACAATGACGGTTGATGAAGTTGTCAGCATGGGCAGTGAAAAACTCAATGTCATGCTAAAGTCGTTGATAAGTATCGCACTTGCCATTGGCTTTGATTCTATCGTTGTTCTTTTTGACAAAATTGATGAATATTCAGAAGTGAATTCTGACATAAACAAAGTAGCAGACTTTGTGCTGGCTATTTTAACAGACACAGATTTGTTATACACGGACAATCTTTCCATTGTATTTAGCCTGTGGTCGGAAGTGAAACACACATTGAACAACAAGGGAGTCAGGTTTGACAAATTTCAGGATACAGATATTTCATGGCGAGACAATGAATTGGAATCTCTCATCAACAAACGGCTGCTGTATTATTCTAACATAAAGGAATTTCCAGTTACTCTGGAGCAGTTGTTGCCTTTCGACAATGACAGAAAAACTGTCCTGGAATTAGCAGATGGATCTCCAAGATCTTTGATATCGTTACTCAATCGGATATATGATGAAGAGAATGCGACATCTGATGTAACTGCATTCTCTTCAGATGCCATCAACAGGGGGTTGTTGGAGTTTTGTATTCGTTTTGATTATTTGTCTTTACAACCATCAAAGACAACGAATAAAAGTGAATTTTATAGTTGGTTGAACAAAGTTTTGATCATCAAAAAGCCGACATTCGTTTCTTCGGATGTCCAAAGTGTTTTTACTGTGAAAAACCCTACGGCGTCCAAGTACATTTCCGAAATGCTAAGAATGGGGATCATTAAGAATTTGGAATATCAAGACAAAGATGGTAAACCATTGTATGAGGTTCTTGATCCACGGATACGATATCTTATGAAACGAGGGGTCACTAAACTTTCTTGATTACTTGTCCCACCCCGCTTTGCCGATCTTCGATATCTTTGCGGAGAAATTCCGTTAATTTCCACAAATGGAACAAGTCAAAGACATACTATACCCTTCAGACAACCTCTACGATATTCCTTGTTTGCGCCTCGACAGACAGGCTGGACAGTTGGAGATGCCATTTGTGCCGTATGGAACTGCTTTCAAGATGAAAATGGCGAAAACATTTCACTATTATGTTGAAGATTACCGCTTTAACACACTGTGGGAAAACCCTGCAAAAGTGCTGAAACATGCCATAACGCAGTCTGTCGAGCCCAATTGTTCCCTGTTTGATACCACACCCATTGCTCGCGGGTTGGAACGTATCTATCGCAAAAGATGGATCTCCCGTTGGTGGCAGGAACACGGCATCACCATCTATGCCGACCTCAATGTGAGTGCCAAGTTCTACGAATACAACCAATTGGGCATTCCTGACGGTTACAACGCCTTTGCCACACGGGGCTACCGTGGCAAGTTAGATGCGTTGAAGGCGGAACACCGCATTGCCCGACAAATCTCCGGCTGCAACATTCCAAACATGATCGTGTATGGCGGCGGGCGCGAAATACACGAATATTGCATGGAATACTCCCTGTTGTATATTACGGACTTTATGAGCGAGAAAGGAGACCAGGACAATGGCTAAAGATTATGGTGGCGACCGTATGGTGGAGCAATACGCCCAGCCATACGCGGATGTGAAGAAAAAGGTGGAGGATATGAAAGCCTCCGGCAAATACGACACGGTGGAGATGACCAGCAACGGCGGTATCTATGCTGTTGAGAAAGGCAAAGCCCGTCACAAGCCCGAAGAGAAGGAAGCCGCCAAACACATGGCCAAAGCTGGATACCAGGTGACGTTGAAGGATGAAACAGGTCAAGTTAGAACACCTGATGGTAAAGTCTTTTCGTTTACGTTTGAACAACGGACGCCCAATACTGGCGGTGCTCGTACTGTATTAAAAGCAATGGAACATGCAAGACGAAAACCTGCTGATGTCGTTGTGATTTACGATAAGCATTCGGTGTATCATCGTGATGTGATAGAACACGGAATCTCACTCTATGAGCAGCATATAAGCAACTATCGTTTTAAAAGAATAATCGTGATTTCAAAATCTGGGAATGTATATGAGCACAGTCACAATATTTAAAAAGCAAGGGACAGTGCAGGTTGGCCTTGCAACGAACATACCAGGTATAGGACTAACACCTACGATCTCGCGGGGGATTACCTGCATTCCGACCCGCACCCGTTCCGAGTGCAAAAATACAAAAAAATCAAAAATTTCCATCCCTCTGTTCACCGTATTGATTTTTTTTGTTTCTTTGCCGCACCAAATTACCACTGTATGTTAAAAGAAGCCTTTTCCAAGAATCATAATTTTAAAGCCGGCACGGTATGCCCTGGGGAAACCCTTGGTGGCGTTGTGGTAAACGCGGTATTCCTACGCCGGCTTTTTTCATTACCAAATTACCACAATTATGCAAAAATTAAATGCAAGTCCTGCTCGGACTCAAAATGAACACCAGGCTAATTTTCCCAATCGCGAACTTATCTGTGTTTTGAAAGAGGATCTGCTCGCGGCGTTCAGCCTCAGAGAAATCGCTTTCAAATGCGATGATATCATCAGCGACCTGATGGCGTATGAGGCGGAAACATCCGGCACGGTAGTCTCCTCGGAAGCGCTTTTGGAAAACATATTCTTCCTGCGAACCGTGCGCGACGCCTGCAACGCGATGGCCGTCTCTGAAGGACAGGATGTCTATGTGCCAGGCGTGACCTCACATCTCTACAATTAAGTTGAAAATGCACTGCTGATGTGGGTTTTTAATATGGAGCTATGCTATAACTATGCCATAATTCCATATTAAACCCTGTTGTCCCTTAGTGTGTGCTGGTGTTTGGCTATTTTTGCGAAAATTTCCATTATGAATTTGCAAGTTTCCGCCACCAAATCCCAAATACTCGGGCTGATGCTCTGCCCCAAGTACCACGTCTCCGTCGAGGGGCGTGGTACCGGCAAGAGCTTCGACATCGGCTTCACCATGGACAAGATCGTGCGGGCGATGCCGCGCTCCATCACCGCCATCACCGGCAAGACCTACGGACAGCTGCTCACCAACACGCTGCCGTCGTCGCTCAAGCTGCTCGGCAAGATGGGCTACGTGAAGGACGGCAACTTCGTGGTGTGCAAACGTCCGCCATCCTGGTTTAAGAGCCCCTACGAGCAGATCAACCGCTACGATAATATCATCAGCTTCAGCAATGGGGCGTGTTTCGCCCTTATCAGCCAGAGCGAGAAAGGCAGCGGGCGTGGTAAGAACATCGACTTCGAGATCATGGACGAAGCCCTTACCATCAACAAGGAGCAGTACGACTACGAGGTGTCGCCCGCCAACCGTGGCAACAACGAGTATTTCGGTCCCCGCAGCGCGAACCCGGTGAGTTTCCACCACGGCTTCAAGTACTCCACCTCCATGCCGCCCACCAAGGCTGGCCGCTGGATTCTGGACTACGCCAAATACTATGAGGAGGAAAAGGGCATCAACCTGTTCAGCGTGTGGAACCGCATCGTGAAGATGCAGATCGAGCTGCTGAAGCTGACGGATCCGCGCCAGTTCGCCGACGCCTGGAACGAGATCATCCGCCTCAAGCACAAAATACAGCCGTTCCTCAGCAAAGAAGGCCTCCTGTTCACCTGCAGCAACGCCTTCGACAACCTGGAGAACCTCGGTCTCTCCTACATCCGGAGGGAGTACCAGAAACAGCCCTACCTCACCTTCCTCATCGAGGTGATGAACTACCTGTTCGATAAGGTGGAAGATTGTTTCTACAGCATCAACGAGGAAAAACAAATCTACTATGCCTCAGACCAGGACAAGATGATCATGGATTTGGCCAAGGAGACCAACTTCGACTACAAGCCTGAAGATATCCTTGGCTCTTCGATATACGACCGCGACTGCAACCCGTCCGTTCCCTTGGAGATTGTGCCGGACTGGGGTTCCGCCATTTGCCTCTTCAGCGTGAGCCAGACCCGGAACTTCGATTTCGTGTCTGGAATGATCACCCAGCAGGAAGTCCACAATATCATCAACGAGTTATTTGTGAAACCCGACGGTAACAGCAACGTGCTCATCAAGGAGCTGTGCGCCAAGTTCAGCGACCACTACCGCAAGCACACCAACCGGGAACTGCATTTTTACAAGGACAAGTACGGCGATAGCCGCAACCCCAATATCGTGAAATCCAAGACCTACAACCAGTTGGCCGTGGAGTACCTGACCGCTGCCGGCTGGACGGTGATCGAGCACGAGCATCCTGGTATGGAGCCGCCGCAATCAGACAAGTACGTGCTCATCAACAGCATCCTAAAGGAGGACAATCCGGAGCTGCCGCTCTTCCGCATCAACGGTACCCGCTGCCGCTACACGCTCATCAGTATGAACAACGCGATGGTGAAGGAGTACGACGGCCAGTTGAAGAAGGACAAGAGCAGCGAGCGGCGCGGCAGCGGTGTGCTCCCGGAGGAGGCCACACACTTCAGCGATGCAGTCGATAAGATCCTGTGGACCAAGTACGGCACCATCGTCAAGCGCGATGGCGGAGACTTCGTTCCGGTGCGAATGGGTGGAAAGACGTTGTGATCACCCCTACGTCATAGGGCCACCCCTTGTCATATTTCCTTGCCAATCCGGAGTGGAAATTTCCGTGCCGAGTAGGGCGAGCGGGTGCTCGATTGTCTCTCTGATATTGTGAAAATAATTTTGAAGAAGGATAAGACACTGATTCAGCGGTTTTTCTCATTTTATTCGTTTCGTAATTTCTTGAAGGTGGTGAACTCCCTTTCTTGTCCCAACGCATAACATCTCCCCTTTCTATTTTTGCCAAAAAATCAAGGATATGGAGCAGACAATCACACGCGCCGACGTTCTGGCCGAGATGGAACTCCGGGAAACCGCCGACAAACGCCACCGCTACTTCGCCATCCAGTTCTACAAGAAGAACGGTGAGTTGGTGACGCTTCCACGCGCCCGTAGCTGCGGCCTCAGGATGAATATGACCGACAACCGCACTCGCGGCGTGCAGCAGGTGGATGAGTTTGGCAATTCCGTCGGCCACATTTACCCTGTCTGTATCGACAATATCCGCACGTTCAACAATGTACGAGTAAAGATATAATTATGGAAATCCTCTTCGACAAAAAAGGCGAACCGAAAATGTTTCAGGGAAGCGGCATCTTTGGAAGTACCAATACGGTGAAAACCGTTCAGGAACGCCTTGACGACCGTTTCCCGTTCCGCAAGCGCGAATATGCCACCTGGGGTGATACCAACTGTTTCCCGGACGATGCCGAAAAGACAATCCGCAGTACCAGTGTGCTGCAGACGGGACTGAACTACAAGGCCCGCTGCTGCTACGGCCAAGGCGTGGTCCCGGTGAAGGTGGCCGGCTTCGACGAGAGCAACAACGAGATTTTTGAACCGGTGGGTGACAAGGAAGTGCTCAACTACCTGCGAGGCTTATCCTTCCGCAATTTCCACACTGCCGCCTTCCGCGACCTGATAAAGTTCGGCAACGCCTTCCCGCTGTTGGTCTTCAACAATGCCGGCGACAAAATTGTGCGCGTGCAGATCCTCAACGCCCGCCACTGCCGCATCAGCGTCGATAAGACGAAGCTGCTGGTCTTCGGCGACTTCAAGAACTCCGAACCGACGGAGAAAGAGACGCAAGTGTACGAGATGCTTGACGAGGCCGACCCGTTCTATGACCTCCAATGGCGGCGCGACACCGGCAAACTCGAAGGGTTGAAGGCCATAGCTTTCCCGCGCATCAAGAATTACTTCAGCAACAATGACTACTACGCTGCCCCAGACTGGCTATCCGCCCAGGAGAGCGGCTGGATTGACATCGCCCACAAGATCCCGGAGTTCCTGAACCGCGCCTACCAGAATGCCATGCACCTGATGTGGCATGTGCAGATTCCACACACCTACTGGGAGAAACAGTTCCCGAAATCCGAATACAAGAATGTGGAGCAGCGTAAACAGTTGATCCAGGATTTTATGGACAAGTTCGAGAAAGAGCTGACTGACACCAAGAACGCCAACAAGTCGCTCTGGACGCAGTACTACATCGACGAGAGCGGGCGGGTCAACGGTGACTGGAAAATTACCCGCCTCGACAGCGAGATCAAAGCCGACGATCGGTTGAGTATGTCGGCAGCGGCCAACAGCGAGATTCTCTTCTCTCTGATGGTGAATCCCAGCGTGTTGGGTGCCGGAATGCCTGGCGGCCCATACAGCGGCAACGCCGGCAGCGGTTCCGATATCCGCGAGGGGCTCCTGGTGTCGATGATCCTGAGCCACATCGAGAAACAGGCTGTTCTGGATCCGGTGGAACTGATGTTCGAGTTCAACGGCATCCACGACATCGACCTCAAATACCGCAATATCACCCTGACCACGCTCGACAGCGGCAGGAACACACAGGAATCATTAACCTAACGACAATGGAACCGAAACTGTTTTCACCTCAATTCAACGAGCACTCGGAAGAATTCAAGAAATATCTTCCCGTAAATATCAACCTGCGGTTTGAGACCGTGTCATCTCACCTGGCCCTGTGCGAAGAGACCTACATCCGCCCGCTGCTGGGTGTGGAATTGTTTGACCGTTTGGCTGATCATGTGGCTGACAATTCTGAAGAAGACGAAGAATCTCTTGTGCCAGAGCCGGCTGTTCCCGAGAACGGAAATGATAATTCTGAAGAATCTCCCGTTGCGGTTCTTGTTGACAAAGTTCGGTTTGCGCTTATCCGGCTTGCCATCTGGAAAGGATACGACATCATCGCGTCCAACATCAGCGACACGGGCGTTTCGGCGGAAGTGGATAAGGAAAACCGTCTCTTCCGCTACCAGGAGGAGAACCTCAAGCGTACGCTCAAGGAGGAAGGATTCAACTATTTGGACAACATCCTGGAATTCCTTGAAGAAAACGACCAGGATTTTCAGGAGTTCGCACATTCCGACTACGCGTTGGAAAGCTCGCAATCTCTGATCCGCGACACCCGGATGTTCAACACATATTATAATATAGACAACAGTCGCCTGGTGTTCCTGAAGATGCGGCACTACATCCGCGATGTTGAACACATCGAACTGCAGCACCGCATCGGCAGGGAGTTCTATCAGGAGTTACTGACCGCCGATGAAAGGCTGCCGAAGTATGAAGCTATCCTTTCGTACATCCGCAACTACATTGTGTATGCTGCTGTGGCCGAAGGCATCGGAGAACTGCACAAGTTGCCAACGGAGAAGGGGCTGTTGTTCGAGACCACCACTATGGACGGCGTGCAGGAAACACCGGTCTATCGTGCGCAGATTATGGAGACCAGAGCCCGCTTTGCCCAGCGTGCTGAACAGTATTTGGCCGCCGCCATCAACCACATCAAGGCAAACATTGCCGAATATTCCGCATACGCCGCATTCGCCGGTGACAGCCCCGAAGACGGCATCATCCACCGCGACAACACCAACCGCAAAATATTCTTAGCATAACCCAACAAAAAAAATGGACATCGTAACTTTGATCGGCTACCTTATCACCCCCATATCGGGAGCGATCGGCTGGATTGCCGGAAGCCGCCGGCGAAAGAACACCGCCATCCAATCCCTGCAGGAAACCATTCAACTGCTCTCTAACACCATTCAGGAAGACAACACCAAGATTGTCAGTCTGATGAACGAAGTACAAGAGGTGCGGAGAGAAAACGCAGAACTTAAGGCTGGACAACAGGAACTGTTGGCCCAAATTGAAGCGTTGAAGACTGAAAACCGTGAACTCAACGAGTTAGTGAAGGCTGCCGGTCTTGCCCGTCAGAAGAAAGCGTCCGCACAAAAGAAACCCCAAACACCTGCAAACTGATCGAGCATTATGAATCTGATTCGTCACAATTTCCCGACCACCCAGTATGTCCGTGAGCGGACCGAGAAACGGCAGGTCGTACTCCATCACACCGCATCTGGTCCCGGCGTGGACGGCGATATCAACTGGTGGATGAAGACCCCGGAACGGGTTGCCACACACTTCATCGTGGACAGAGAAGGCCAGGTGCACCAGCTCTTCGATGAAGAATTCTGGGCTTGGCACCTCGGACTTCAACAGAAAGTCTTCACGCAGATGGGCGTACCATACAAGCAACTCGACCGTCAGAGTATCGGCATCGAGATCGACAGCTGGGGGTTCCTGGAACCGCACACCGACGGACAGTTCTATCCTGCCAAGTGGAACGGCACCCGCAATGTGCCCAACACCGCCGCCAAGCCGGTGAAGTACTTCTATGAGTACTGCACCAACCAGAAGTGGAAAGGCCACCGCTACTACGAGAGGTACACCACCGCCCAGATCAATGCCGTGCGCGACCTGGTGCGAGAACTGTGCCGCCGTCACAACATCCCCAAGACTTACAATCCGGATATGTGGGAAGTATCAAGACATGCCCTCTCTGGCACACCAGGCATCTTTGCCCACTGTTCCTACCGCACCGACAAAAGCGATATCCATCCGCAACCCGAAATGCTCACCATGTTAAAAAATCTGTGATAAATTAACATGATAAATGTTTCATGTTAAATAAAACGAGAATTATATGACATCAGCACAATATTACCAGTACATTGAAGACCTGGCCCGTCTGCATAAGATGGTGAGGCATTCCGACACCGAAAAACATTTCTTCCGGGGTGAGTTGGAAGAGTTCTATATGGATCTGCGCAACCGTGTGAAGTTCCCGGCGGTGATTGCCGAGAGCTGGGAGATTACCTTCCAGCAGAGCACCAAAGAGCGCGAGACCTCCTTCATTATCGCCGCCGCTTACACGGAGAGCAAGAACTGGGGCAACATCTACGCCGCCCTCGACCTCTGCGAGCGTATTGGCGACGAGTTTCTGCGCCGCATCCTCGCCGACACGGACGATGGCGGTATCTGCGCGGATGTGGAGTTGTTGTCGGCTGTGCCAATGCTGGATGAGCAGCACCTGTATGTCGGCGTGCGCTACACCATCAGACTCTCCTGCCCGTTCAATCCTGATCCTGATAAGGAGGCGTGGGTATGAACACCTTGTCCTACGAAATTGACGGCAACAAGGCCGAACTGGAGTTCCCGTCATCCATAGCCGAGTGTGATGGCGAGCAACTCATTGCTGTGGCCGCTGCCAAAATGGGTCTGCTCACCACCGATGAAGTGTTGCGCCGACTGTGCTGCATCCCCGTCGATGTGGTGGAAAGAATGTCTCCGTTTCAGCGTTTCAGTATTGCGGAAGCCACGGATCCGGTTGTCAATTTTGAAAAAAACGACATGATGTGGAAGGCGTGGAAAATCCCAACCATTACATTGGACGGGGTAATCTTCTATGGTCCGGAGAAAAGTTTCGGGAATGTCACCTGGGGAGAGTTTATCTACGCAGACCAGTGTATGATCAAGGGACTGCACCAGGCCGCCATCGCAGCACTGTTTCGCCCGGAACGACCCGGTTGGGACGGGGAAACAGACCGCCGTCTGCCCTTCACCGTGCACGGCACAAAGTACCGTTTCCCGAAGTTCGGTGATATGGACGGGGCTTTGGTTGCTGCCATCATCTGGAACTACCGCGCCGTCAGATCTGCCGCCGTCGAGGCTGTCTATCCTACCATCTTCCCCTATTTCGATCCAAACGCCAAACACGAAAAAGATGATGAGGAAGATGAAACGGAGAAAACGGATGAGCCCGACACCTTCTCCTGGATCAATGTCCATCGGAACATACTTGGAGAGCATATCCAGGATGAGGACAAACTGCTGAACCTGCCTATGCACACGGTACTCTACCGGCTGAACGCAATGATCATCGAAAGCAAAAAACGAAAACCCGCGATATGACCGAACATCTGATGACCGACGACGAATTCCTGCGCCAGGCGAAAGCCTGGGCGGACAAGGTGCGCGCCCAGAGCAAGGCCGCCGCATCCGCCTTTACCAAGGGCAAGAAGGGTGCCACCCGCACCTACAAGACTGGCATTTATGCCGGCAAGACTGAAGGCCGGCTTCGCACCAAGGTGCGCCCAGTATTGCGTAAGCGTGACGGAGATCTGGAAGCCATTACCTTCTGGATGCCCGTCCACGGCATCTTCCGCGAGTACGGCGTGGGTAACGGCCAGCCCCGTCACGGCGTGGCCACCAAGAGTGGACGGGCGGCCAGCACCAAGATCTACATCAAGCGCACCCCCTCCGACTGGTTCCACAACCCGTTGGAGCGCAACATCGACGCCCTCGGTGACCTCGTGGCCGACTACTACGGCGACAAAGTGCTGGTGGAGTTCAAGCGGTTGGATGCGCAGACGGCGGCGCACAAAGGGGTATTATAATTTTTTTTGTGCGTTTTTGAAAATCAAAAATGATAATTTGTATTATCATTTTTTATATTTTTGCGGACGAAAAAAAACGATGGAATGAAAGAATATTATTATCAGAAGCTTATCGAAACTGTTCTGTATGTCTTGTACAAGACAGGCGGTTTGGACATGTATCACCTGTTTAAGATATTATATTTCGCCGATCGGGATTTTATTTCAGAAACAGGTCTGCGTATTGTGGATGACCGATTTGCGGCTCTTCCATACGGTCCCGTTCCGGCAAATCTATACGATGCAATAAAAGGGTCCACTTATGCTGACCCAGAATTGACGGCTCTGTTCAACGAAGCCGTGGAAAACGCAGGAAACGAGGCTCCCGGCATTCTGATGGCGCGCCGCAAACCTGATATGGATTTTCTTGCTCCAGCCGCCATTTCATACCTTGACAAATCCATTGAAGAGAACAAGAATTTGACATTCCAAGAACTTCTCGCCAAATCACACGATAGTGCGTGGAAAAAGGCTTCCGAACGTCCGGAAAAGACAATCGTCCCAATGGAGATGGCAGAAGCTGCAGGATGTGATCCTGATTTTTTGGATTACATCAACGAAATGCAGGAACTGGAAAACATATTGCAGAGATGAATATTGGTGACAGCATTCCGAAGGATGTCTTAAAAAAGATAGCCGATATAGTAGTGAGACCCGGGGATACTTTCCGAATCAAAATGGACCAGTCCAACGGAATCGTCCCGAAAAAAGGTGACACCAGCAGAAACAAGTTTTTTGTTGTATTAGGTCAGGATGGACAGGGTAACATCTATGGAGGTGTGATTATCAATTCTAATATCAACAAAAACCTTTCATACGAGCAAACATTGCTATTGATGCCTTTGAAATCTTCAGAATATTCATTTCTCGAACATGATTCGTTTGTGGATTGTGCGAGTTTGAAGACCGTGAAAAAAGAGGAATTTGCATCATGGCAATATAAAGGGAGAATCAAAGACGACGATGTCGAACTTATTGTTGGCACGATTTCAGAAAGCCAATATGAGACAAAAGCGAAACTGAAAATGTTTGGAATTATTTAGAAAAAAACGGCCTTCCCTCCCGGAGGCCGTTTTTTTGTCCCATACCGTCATAATTTGTGACCATATATTTGCCGAAAATTAAAACAAAACGATTATGGGAGCATCACCACCGCCGAAGCCTTTCATTCAAACAGTCAACTTCTGCAAAGACTGCGAATATTTCCAACAGAAATGGAAAAACGAATTCAGCGACTGGAGCTATTGTGATTATTGGCATAAGGATGTACGCTCTGCCAGTATGTGTTGTGACCGTTTCGAGGAAAAACATTCCAATGTTGAAGGAAATGGAGAGGATTAGAAAAAAACAGATTTAACTTTTTCTTTTCCATATAGTCATTTTGTAAAAAAAGTGTATATTTGCACACGAAAGGAGGGATCCGAAATGTTAGAACTCATAGGAACCATATTATTAGTTTACATAGCATACAAACTTGCGGGCAAGGCTCCTTGGATAGGTGGCGGAAACTCTCTTACTGATCGATAATAAGCCTGTCCCATCCCGTTTTTCATTGTCAGTCTATTTTTGCCGTAAATTTTACAATTTATGGCAAAAGAGGTAAACAAACGTGTAAATGTCTGGTTGAACCAGCAAGGCATAGATAATAATCTTAAATCTATTCGGGCTGCAATAACAAAAACTGCCAACGAACTGAACAAGTTGCCAATCGGTTCTGAAGAGTGGCTGCGCAAATCAGAGAAGTTAAGTAAATTAAAGGGCATCTACTCAGATATCCAAAAGGAAATCGGCGCTACATCACGGGAACTTGATGCGCTAAATAAGCGCACAATGGATCAACTCGTAACCATTGGATCTTTGTCTGCAGCTGCACATGCAGCATCCTCAGTCGTACGCCGTTTCGTCTCCGCGACCCAGGAGTACGTTGATGCCTACGCTTCGCTCGATGACGCGATGACCAATGTGAGCAAATATACCGGTCTTACCCGCGAGGAAGTGAAGCAGCTCAACGAGGAGTTCCAGAAGATGGACACCAGAACTCCAACCGAAAAACTTAACGCCCTGGCTGCCGATGCCGGACGGCTGGGTATTACATCCAAGGAGGCAATCAAAGATTTCGTGGAGGCCGCCGATATCATCAACGTGGCTCTCGGCGAAGACCTTGGTGAAGATGCCGTGAAGAATATCGGCAAGATGGCACAGATGTTCGGCGAGACGGAGACTCTGGGACTACGTGGCGCGATGATCGCCACCGCATCAGCAGTCAACTCGCTGGCACAGTCGTCGTCAGCCTCTGAACCATACATTATGGATTTCACTGCACGGTTGGCCGGTGTGGCCAATACCGCCGGCATCACCCAGGCTCATATTATGGGAATTGCTTCGGCTATGGACCAGAATATGGCGCAGGTGGAAAAGTCGGCCACTGCCGTCCAGAAGGTGATGATGGATATGATGGGCAAGACGGAGAAGTATGCCAGCTTGGTAGGTATGACTGCTGAAGAGTTCCGCAACCTGGTGGACAGCGATATGAACACCGCGTTCCTTACCGTGCTGGACAAACTCAATAGTCTCTCAAGCAGTGGAGGATCCGCATTGGCTGAGACTTTTGCCGAGTTGAAGTTGAAAGGGGCTGGAATACAGGAGACGCTGATGACGTTGGCAAAAAACACCGACCAGCTTCGCGAAGCCCAGCAGTTGGCCACCCAGGCATACGCAGATGGAAACTCCGTCATCAACGAGTACGCTGCTGTTAACAACAACGCAGCCGCACAACTGGAGAAAGCCAAGAAATCAGTGCAGGACGCCAAGGCTGCTTTGGGCGAGGAGTTAATTCCACTTTTAACAAAAGTAACACAAAGCAGTGCATCAGGCTTAAAACTGGCCGCCGAGGCGGTTAAATGGATTTCAGAGCACAAGGCTTTGGTGATAGCACTGGCTGTAGCCTACAATAGGCAGTATATCGCACACATGGCAGAAGTATCAGCAAAAAAACTTTCTGTCAAGTGGGGCGCGATAGAAAAAGCTGGAGAATCTGCCGGTACTGTTGTCACCAATTTGTTTGCTTTAGCCAAAGCGAAACTGGCAAAAAACACGCTCGCTGCGGCAAACGCGCAAAAGGCACTAAAAGTCGCTTTTGCATCTACCCCTTGGGGCGCGATCATTACTGCAGTAACCACACTGGTCGCTGCATTTGCTTTTATGAGAGATAAGACTAATGAAGCGGCTGAAGCCCAGCAGAATTTGGAAGAACAAATCACTCAACAATATAATGCTGAGAAACAAAAAGTTGAAGATCTTCAGAAGATCATCGAAAACGAAAATTCCACCCGGGATCAGAAACTCAAAGCAATCGAAAAACTACACGCTATAATTCCAGAATACGTAGCAAGTCTGGACAAAGAAGGCAAAGTGGTGAATAATAACAAAAACGCCATCAACGACTACCTGGTAGCACTTAAAAACAAAATACGATACCAAAGTCTTGAGAAAGCATTGAACGAGACAGAAAACAAGATTGTTGAAGCCGAAGTAAAAAGTGAAAAAGCTCGGAAAGACTATTTTGCACAAGGATTGGGAGCTGAATTCTGGGACAAAACAAAATCGTTTTTATTTGGAGGATTGTCGAAAGATGCCGTGAGGAAGAACGCAGAAGCAGAACTTCAGGGATTGTACGACATTCGAGCAGGGTATGTCAAGAAAATGGAAGAAATGGATTTGGAGTCGATTGCTGCAACGGGTAAAACCTATCGTGAACTATACAACGATAATTTGCTGTCATTGTTGGACGATGATAATCCACCTGATTCTGGCTCCGGTTCCGGCGACACAGCCGACAAAAAACTGCTTACCAGACGCGAAAATCTCCAAAAGAAACTGCAACAGATGCAGGGAAAGGCACAGTCCGAATCACTTGAAGGCTGGGAGAAAACCAAGCAGGAGATAATCAACAAGTACAAAGAGTGGGAAACAGAAGCCGAAGAAGTATATGGAAAGGATTCCGAATACTTCAGAGAGGTACAGGAATTGAAGCTTCAGGAACTCTCCACCTCCCTTGACAAATACATCAAAACCTTGTCTGACGCCTCGAACAATATGATGACAGAGGCAAAGAAGATGCTTGATGAAAGCAATCCGGACAATAAAGAAACGGCTCTCATCAAGGCCGTATTCGGAGAGCAGCAAAAATGGGATGACAAATTTGTGCAGCTCGAAAAAAACATCGCCAACATCAGGAAAATTCTGGAGGATGACACGCTCCTTCCGGAATCCCAGCAAATGTCGGATGAAGACAAGTCGAAACTTCTTGCAACTCTCAACTCGATGTATGAGCAGGAAGGACAGTTGGTGAAAGACAATGCCACGGCAATCTCCAACATCATCAAACAACACACGAAATCCGACACCGATTTCATCTCGGCGAAAGAAAAGGAACTTTCTCGCGCCAGAATGAACGAGCATGATCGCCGTGTGGCAGAAATCAATGAGGAATACAATCTCAAAATCGAGGCGAAGAGGAAAGAGATCGAGACTCTCAAGAAATTGCTGAAGAATAATCCCGAAAACGCCGCCCGGATCGAGGAACTGGAAAAGATCATTGAACAGCTGAAGGAACTGCAAGCCCAGGAAACAGCTTCCGTACCCAAAACATCCGGTTCCAAGTCCATCTGGCAGCAGCTCGCCGAGTTCGACTGGAGCAAGTTAAAAGACAACTGGCAGGAAGCCCTCAGTCTCATGACACAGGGCCTGCAGGAATTCGCCAACACCGCTTTCGACATCTACAATTCCATCGCCCAGATCCAGGACAACATGATGGAGGCCGAGCTGCAGAAAGCCCAGGAAACCTACGACGCCAAATCCGCCGCCCTCCAAAAGCAACTCAACAGCGGGGTCATCTCCCAGAAGTACTACGATGCCAAAATGGCGAAACTGCAGGAGGAAAAGGAGAAGAAGGAGAAGAAACTGAAACACGAACAGTTCGAGCGTGACAAGACCGCAAGCATCATCCAAGCAATCATCAACGGTGCCTTGGCCATCTCCAATGTCTGGTCAACAAATGCCGGAATGCCGATACTTGCCGCCGTACTTACTGCCGTGACAGCGGCCACCACGGCGCTGCAGGTCGCCGCCATCGCATCCCAGCCGAATCCGTACGCCAAGGGTAGCTATATCAGAGGCCCGCAGATTGCACTCATGGGCGAGGAAGGCGACGAATGGGTGGCCAGCAACAAACTGTTGCGTGACAAAAAGACCGCCGGCATCATTGAAACCCTCGACCAATACCAGAAGGGAAACAGAAATGCGCTGACCGATTTGGCCTTCGCCGTACCTTCACCGAAAATCCTGTCCCACACCACACCGGGACAGATGCGTAATTTTGCACCGTCAAACACCACTATAAACAACTACACGAGCAATGACAGTTCAGAACTGCTCAAGGAGACGCGCCTGCTGCGCAAATACCTTGAGGACCCGCGCAACCGCCAAGCGGTCATCAACCGCAACGTGCTACTCCGGTACGAAGAACTCGAAAACTCGGTGAAGGACATGGCCAGATTATAATAAAGAATAATATGCAACTCCAGACGACACCGTTCCCGATCGACCTCCTCCGCAACAACCCGGAGTGGGTCATCCGCACCTCCCCCAACAGGTACGAAGGAGTGCGCTTCCACCGCATATACAACGTTGCGTCACTCACGGCCGGCACCGTTCTCATAGAGACACCGCACGGCAGCGTGTCACTCACAGTGACCGCAAGCGCCCGAGACAACCGCGCAGACGAGATCGCCACGGCGGCAACACCGGCAGCGGCATACGAACAGTTATTGCTCAAAGTCGTTTACCACCACATGCTGCGGCAGCACTACGACATAAAGGCAAGGTACGCAAGCGGCGAATGCATGCTGGAGTTCAAGGCGCTGGAGCCGGTGAGCGGCGACAACGTGGCCGTCACCAGCAGCGGCAACATGTACGACATCACCGTGCGCGCCACACTCGGCAAAGGACGCAGCGCGACACCAAAAGACGGATACCGCATCCTGGCCCGCTTCGAGCTTGCCGACGGAACACTCACACCTGAACTGTACCTGGACAACAGCGACGGCACAGTGCGTGCCGGGACCACAATGCTGGCCGCATACATACCCAAAACCGGAATACCGAGGGCGAACGAGCAGTTCGCAGCGATACCGTGCCCGGAGCACATGCTATCAGCCCGCCTGTTGTACGCGGAGTCCTATGAGGGCGCCACAGGCGTGGTGAAGCTGTCTCCATGGGTGACTCTGCTCAACGCCAAGGTCGTCCATGAGGACTTCCTAAACAACCGGGGCGACTGGAAAAGCGCGGACACACTGAAGCTGTGGAGGAAAAACGACATCGACATCCACGGACAGGACAACGGAGATACCGTCCGCACGGACACGGACACGGAACAATACCTGTACATCAGCAACCTCACGGGATCCGTAATCCAGAAGACGGCCACGGTGACCGTTACAGACGAAACAGGCCCGACAGCCGTCACTGCGGAACTGTCGTTTCCGGCCATGAGTGTCTGCCGCATACCATGCGGATGGAAGGCCGTGAACGGCATCTTCCAGGACCGAAGGAACACTCCCGTGAAATGGCAAGTCTCCATACCGGCGGGAACAGGAGCGATAACCAGGACATTCCTGGCGCAACCGCGCCAATACGGTGCGGTGACAGCGCTGCTTCTGAACAGATGCAACCTGTATGAGACCATGGTGTTCCAAACCGTAGCAGAAGAGACCAAAAACGAAGTCCAGAGACTGGAGACAGGCAGCGGCACCGTCAACCTCACGGAGACACAGACGGACACGCTGGTCCTGCGCACCGGAAAACGCACGGCAAAGGACATAGCGCTGCTGAAAGAGGCACTGTCGAATGCAGACAACCTGATACTGGAAGGCGACAACGCATGGCGCATTTCCTTCGAACAGGCATCGCTTACTCTATCAGACACAGACAAGGATCTCATGGAAGCAGAAGTGAGGGCGGTGAGAAGGGAAAGGGTGAACCGCACGGCGGCCCAGACAGGAGGAATTACGGCACTTGAAGATACATCCATCGCAGAACACGACACGGAATTCATAACAACGTAAAAAAACAAAATCATGGCAATCACAAAGAAAATCAAAACCATCCTCTTGGCAATAGCCGGAGCCATCATCCTGCTGAACACAATCCTGTGCGGCACCATAGGGGCGAAGAATCGCAACATCAAGGCATACAAGGCAACAATAGCCGAACAGGAGCAGACTATCAGGGAGCAGAAGGAACTCATCGTGAAGCTCGCTGGCATGGAAGCCGTGCACTGCGAGGTGACCATCACCGTGAAGAACACGGCCGTCATGGGCTCGACGAAAAGCAGCGAGATAAACCAGGACGCGAAGCAGGTGGCACTGTACCTGCGAGGGGAGATCCTGGAAGCTCTCGAGGAATCGCAAAGAAACACACAGAACAACACCGGAAAAAAATAGCACCATGGCAGAGATACAGACAATAGAACTCGGCATAACATCGGCCCAGCTGGTAGCGAAAATCAACGAGATCATAGCGGCGGTGAACGCCATCCAACCGACGACATCCTATGAGGACCTTGAAAACAAGCCCTCCATAAACGGGGTGACTCTCTCCGGAAACAAGAGCACGGCACAACTGCTGGTTGCTCTGTCCGGAGCCACAGACTACGCCGCCCTGCTGGCAACGCTGGCAACAAAATTATACGCCGACGGAGCGTCCGCTGCGGCGGTAACAGCAGCTGAAACGGCGGTCGCATCCGCACTCAGCGGAAAACTCGACGCGGACATATCAAAAATCAACGAGGTAAACTACGTGGCAGACGGCGGATATGTACTGGTGTTTGCAGGCGGCAAATACGTGAAAATGCCGCTGAAGGACCTCGCTGCATACACTGAAATCAAGATGGAAGGGGCAAAGACGGCAATCGACAAAGGCATATCGTCGCAGCGCAAATACATAGCGCTGTCAGGTGCCCAGAACGGCAGCAACACGGCATACACGACAGAAACCGGATTCGTACCCGGAACAACGCTACTGTTCCTGAACGGACAGACGCTGACCGAGGGCAAGGACTATACGGAAGTGTCATCATACCAGATTATGATGCTCACGCACGTGCCATTAGCCACCGATACGATAACGCTCATGGGCATACCGCTGACAGACTAAACACGACCGTAAACCATAACAATATAATATAACACAACAAAATGGGAAAGACACAAATCAGAAAAGAGCAGCTGCTACTCACCGACTTCCTCAAAAACCTGGCCACCAACAGCGCGGAGTGGTCAAGCACGGACATAGCCCCGTCCGCGGCGGCAGTCCTGGCGAAAATCCAGGAGGCGGCGGCAAGAGTGTTCCAGAACAGGGGCGCATGGTCGGTCGCGGCGACAGACGCCGCAGGAGACGGCATACACAACGGCTACATCTACACATACGCCAGCGACACGAACGGCAGCATCGGAACGGGCAACGACCAGGTGACACTGGAGAAAGGAGACATACTGATAGCCTGCACGGACGACGCCGACATCACGGACCCGGACGACTGGGTGATTATCAACTTCAATCTCACCGGAGCTGTCACGGAAGCGACACTGGTCTCCGCACTGCAGGGCAAAATAGTGGCAGGGCCCAACATCACCTTGACAGTACAGCCAGCCGGGAGCCCCGACGCAGGCAAGCTGAGAATCTCGGCAGCGGACACTTACCCGACCATACCAAACGGCGGAGGACAGAACGGCAAGTACATAAGTGCCCTCTCAATATCAAACGGCGTCATCGCCGTGACATACACCGACCTGCCGGAAGTCCCAAACTACAAGAGGCATACCATATTCGGCGAAACGCCGACCGGCACAATGAACGGCACAAACAGGGTGTTCGTGACACAGGAAGATGCACTGGAAGCGGACCGCATCGCGGTATTCGTCAACGGCGTGCGCCAGAAGGCCGGGAGCGGCAACGACTACACGGCCACCATCCCGAGTTCGGGAGACAATGAGCATAAATGTGTCATAACGTTCGAGACAACGGCATATATCCCGCAATCGGGAGACAGCCTCCTTGTGGACTACTTAACCAAGGAAGAAGTGATACCGGCCGTGAACGCAGAATAATCCCAATGACTGGACATGGACACAAAGGTTGATTTCGGACAGGTCAAGAACAAGACGCTCAACGGACTGGACGACGTGAACGCTCCGTCTCCCGGCAACGGTTACGCGCTGATATGGGACTCCGCCACACAGAAATGGGTGCCGGGGGCCGTGTCCGGGGGCGGTGGCGGAGGAGGCTCCCTGACCGTGACGGACGACGGCAACGGAAACATATCGGTGTCTTCATCCTCCATGTCGGTCAGCGACGACGGCAACGGAAACATAACAATAAGCTTCTAATAGGATATGCCAACAAGCGAATATTTAAACACACTGACAATCAACAGCAATGGGCCTTTCAAGATAAAGAACCCGCTGCCCGTGAACTTCACGCAATCAAACAACACAATCACTTGCGACAAGACAGTAGCAGAAATCATCGCCGCACTGGAGGCGGGGAGACAGGCAATCACATTCGTCTCCGCGGCAAACATAGGATACGTGATGGCCGAGGCCAAAATTTACACGCAGGACAGCAGCAGCATGTCCGTGACGTTCATCTTCAATCTCGGAATATACTATATATCGATAGAAGGAAGCAGCGAATTGGAAAACGGCTCATGGACAAACGACACCTGGACTATCGAGAATAAGACTGCAGGACTGAACGACATAAATGGAGTAACCCTGACAAGCCCGGCATCAGGCCAGGTGCTGACCTATAACGGCTCCAGCTGGGTGAACGGCACGCCATCCGCAGCAGGGCGCGACATCACGCACATGAGGGATATAGAGGCAACAAGTTCAGGAAGTGTGTCCTTGACATTCGAAAATGCTGCGAACTCGGCGTTCATCACCTTGCCATCAACACTCAGCATAAACGCCTTGAGTCTGGAAATTACATGCAGCAACAGATCCGAAAACTACATCTGGATCGAGAACAAGACAAACGCGGATGTGAATGTATTGCTCTCCAGCTTGAATCACGGGACCGGCACGATCTATATCGGATATTATCCAGATGGCGGATTCAAAGTCCCGACGGGCAAGACGTGCGAGATCGGTTTCATAATAAACCAGAATGGCTCGGGATACTACAGGATCATAGTAACTTCGGTGAACTATCTGGTCGGAAACGTGCAATAAGCAAAATCAAAACAATATGGCAAAAACGGAAGAGAAATACTATTACTTCAAGATACGGGCGACAGGAGGACAACCTTATGAAACAATCGTGACAGCAATCCCAATAAGCGCAATCCTCAGCCGTATATACGTGGAAATGACCGACGAACAGCGTGATTTTTACCTTGCAAATCCAGACGCCTCTGTCACGGAGGTATGGAACTGCGAGCTTGAGCCGCCGTACGTGCCACCGGCTCAGGATGTGCAGGCTTACGCCGCACAGAAAGTGGCGGAATTGAAGCAGGCCAGCTATGACTCCGTGAGTGTTGACGACATGGAATGTGCGATGGCGAATGCCGTGCTTGCAGGTACTGCTATTGCTTATTCCGGTGACAGATATTATGATACGGCAGAAGCAAAGGCTGTAATGAAAACCTTCATGGATGAATCAGCTCACGCAAAGCGGGTGTTTGACACATACAGGCCGATGATCGAGGCGGCAAGCACTAAAAAGATTATAGATGATTTGTATGACGAGGCAACAGGAAAGTTATGAGACGGGAACACGACATATCACAGCCTTCAATACCATCACCAACTTTGTGGCTGGAGTTCAACGGAAATGCCTCCGACAGTTCCGCGAACAACTACACCCCGTACTATCTTGGCAATTACTCGCTGTCATATCAAAACAATACGGCTTTGATCGGGGCAGCAAGCAAAGGTCCGTACTATGCAATAGACAAATACACAGGCACCGAAGACTTCTCCATTTACTTCAGAATCTATGTGACAGAGAACATCAACAGTGTGCTGGCGATGATAGCCAATGCATACAAGAACAATCAGGAGGAGATGTACCTGGCATATAACGGCGGGCAGCTTTGGTTTTTCAATAACCCGCAGAATGTTGGAATTTGGCCCGGCATAACACCGGTGATAAACGACTGGCAGGAAATTTTGATTTTCCGTAAAAACGGAGTACTTTACTTCTACGAGAACGGTGTGCAGGTTTACAGCACTCCTTACAACTATCAGATAATAAGGTCCGGAACGACAGGAATGAGTGTCGGTAATGCAAAAAACCAGAGACCAAATGAGCGGAACTTTCGAGGATACATCGACGAGTTCAAATATTGGCATAATATCGCTATAATATGAGGAGAGAGCATTGTGTAAAATCAAGTCTTACGCCACTGCAATACATTGAATCATCAGGCTCACAATGGATTGACACAGGGGTGAAACTGAACCAAAACTCACGTGTCGTGTGCAAGTATATAATTACAGCATATCAGACAGCTATAAGGCATGGTTCTGGACCTTTCGGAGCAAGAGCCGGATATCTTAACAATGTATTCGGTGTATATTCAATCGTCAACAATGTACGTCAGTTTTCCGTATATTATGGCCAGGAAGAGCAGAATTTCTTTATCAATAGTCTACAGGGAAAGACAATCAATCTTGATGCCAACAAGAATGTATGGAATTTCACGGTAGGTACTACTAATTACAGCAAGACATTCAGTTCCCAGACATTCCAGAACCAAGGCAATCTTTATTTGTTCAAATGGGATTATTGGGAAGAACATCCTAACAACAATGGAATTGACCCAGACCTTACAGACGGAGGCATAAGAATGCTTGAGTGCGACATATACGACAACGGAACAAAAATAAGGCAATACAGGCCTAATCTTAATGGCAATGAAGCAGGACTTTTCGACGAAATCAACAACGTATTTTATGGAAATAGCGGAACAGAACAATTTTTATATGCATAATATGGACAATACAATACAACAAACAAAAGTAAGCCCATTATTGCTTGCGCTGCTTTGCGCGATTCTGTTGATGGGTATTGCATACCTGCACACACATCATGTCACCAAGCCCGTGACAATACCGCAGGCGGTGGAGCTTAGGTGGGCAGCAGATACAGCGTGGGGCAACTGGTAAAGTCAAGAGAAATGATAGAGATACGAGTCAACGGTAAAAAACTGTCGCTGTACAGCGACACGACCCTCACACTGGAGGCCAACAACGCGCTGTTCTCTTCACCGGACATTGAAGGGGACTTCTCATACCCGTTCGAGTTGCCGATAGAAGGCAACGAGATCGCGCTCGATTTCGCGCACCTGCCGTGGAGGGGAGGCCACTGCCGCGTACAATGCACGCTGTCAGCAGACGGAGTTTTCCAAACAGGAGGAGAACTGCTGCTACAGAAAGCAGGCAGGAACAGCATAACGGCGGCGGTCATAATAACGCCATATCCGGAAGGGTTCGGGAAAAGGAAACTGACGGAAAACAGCGATGAAGAGATAACAATCTCCCACAACATGGCCACACACAGGGAGGACTGGCGGCAGTTCCTCAAGGACAGCCTTGCACCGGAGTCGGACATCAAGTTCGCTCCGTTTTTCAACGACGACGGCTACGGCAGCGAGAACGAAGACTTCGGAAACTGGAACGGCCACAAGGTTCTTGCAACGGTGAATCCGGTATTCACGGACAGCCAAGGAAATCTCCTGCAGATAGCGTACCCGATGCTGGCCAGAACGGAATGCGAGAGGTTCGCACTCAAGGACAACGACGAGAACAACACACAATACTGGGAAAGGAACCAGCTGGCCATGTGCCCCCAAATCAGACTGTCCAGGATTCTGGAGATATGGTGCAAGAATGCGGGGTACCGGTTCAGAGGGAATCTCGGCACGGACCTGAAAGACACATTCATACAGACAACACTCTCTCTGGACGGCACAACAGCACAATACGAGGAAGATACAGTGGAATTCTCGGCGCGCTGCACCACGTTCACGCACCCGGGAAGCGAAGATGGCGTGAAAATGGGGAAATGGTGGATGGCCGGGGAAAGCGCAAACGCAGGATATGTAGCAAACGGATCAGCGACACTGAACAGCGGATGGTGGACGGTAGAGGTGAAAGCCTCACTGGAGAAACCTTCGGACGAGACTTTCATACTCAATAGTAAATGGGCAAAATGGCTGGAGCTGGCGGGCGCGTTCATGCTCGGGGGCGGTTCTATACCTGTGCCCGGCGCAGACCTTACGGCACTGATCATAGCACAACTCGGCAGCGACTACTACGAATTCAGCGAAGCGGAGATACACTTCGTCATATACAAAGGCAACCACACGCCCAAACAACTCGACGACGAGGCTGAAGGGGATGTTTTAAAGCACCTGACTTTCCCTGCAGCAAGCGGCATATCCCTGAACTTCGCGACAAACATACTCGTGACAGGTGACTTCGCGGGCATACCTCTGAACATAACGACATACGTCAAAACAGGAGGAATCACCCACGACAACGACATCAAATTCGCACTGGTTGACAGGGGAAGCATCGAAAGGATAAGGTTCAGAAAGCGCAGCGCGGACACGATACCAGCAGGGCTCAACATCTGGAGGAAATCTTTCAACATACCGGAGCTGTGCCCGGACACGACGAACAGCGCACTGCTCAAGACATGCCTGGACACATTCGGGCTTTGCTATTTCCCGTCAAAATCAAAAAGGGAGGCCGAGTTCGTCCCCTACGCCGTGATAAGGAACGCCAAGGCGATAGACCTCACAGAATACGAGCTGCTGGACGAGACGGAGATATCCGAACCGGAGAAGCCGACGCGCACATTCAGGCTGAAACCGCTCAAAGAAGAGTCGTACAGCGAGAAACTGAGGCTTGAGGATACGTATGACGAGCTGCCGGAGGCAATCGACCATACGGGAAAGACTATCATGATGATCAGCAGGAACACGCTGTACAAGTCGGTGGCCGCGGAATGCGAAGACGATGCGTGGAAACCGGAATGGGAGGAACTGTCAGGAAACCCTGACAAACTGAAAGTGCCCGGTGAAGACACCGGTGAAGAGAGTCTGGAACCTGCAGTGGCAGTCCCGCACCAAAGATGGTGGATGAGTGACAGCAACACAGGAAGGGAGTACCAGCACGCCGTGGCAGACTTCACAATAGGTTCGGACATGTTCAATCCGGACGAAAGGTCATCTGAACTGATACTGACACAATACAGGGGGAAAGAGACGATCAATCATGAAAGAAGGATAATACAGGAAGTGGCGGCATGGGATGCGTTTGCGTCGGTGCACGATGTCATGCTCCCGGTTTACGGCAAGGAATTCTCACTCACGGCAAAAGGCGAAAACTCTCTCGGCGAAAAGTATGTAAAGCCGGTACTTGAGCTGAAAAACCACACACAACTTACCTACAAACTGCGTGTGCCGTACGCCATGATACAGACCATTGACGCCCTGCTCCGCCCGCAAGAGAAGGATCCGCAGAACCAGACCAGGTTCATCATGATCAGGAACGTACGCAGCATTCCCCAAAAGATAACATTCCAGATCGAAAATAACGACATATCAGGCACCGTGCTGTGCCAGATAGAATCCGTCAGAACCTGAGATTGTTGAACTCCAGTATTTTCTTTGCACTGCTTTTATGTGTATAGCGTTCCGTCATCTCCAAAGAATGGTGGTCTGCGAGTTCCTTAACATACTTGGCTGGCACACCTGCCTCAAGCATCTCCGTGATCCCAGTATCTTTTAATGAGTAGAATTGGTATGACTCCGGCAATCCGAGAGCGTTCCGCATCTCCTTCCACTTTTCCGCGATGCGAGTGGGAGCGGTTGCCCGTTGCCCGGGTGCATATGTTTTCGGATCAGAGAAAATGAACCAGTCTTCCGGAAGATTACGAAGCGTGGTGAAGTAACCCATTATTTCATCAGGCACGCCAAGAATCCGGTCGCAGTGATTCTTGGCCACTGACGAAGGAATTGTCAGCAGACTGTTGTCAAAGTCGATGTTCCGGATCCTAAGCAGCATGATCTCCTTCGGCCTTATGAAAAGCCGGTAGCACAGCAACATCACATATATATATAATGGCACGCGCTCATCGAACCACAAGCGTATTCTTTCCCTGTCTGACGGAGGAATGACAGTACGTGTTTTCCTGTCAACACGGCGTTTCGGAAGATTGGCGGCCGGATTATCCTTTATATACCCGCGTTCGACAAAGAAGTCAAAAAGCAGGTAGAGGAACGCAACATAATTGTTGTATGTCTTATTGGTGAGCGGACCATTAAGGTCGGTATATTCCATATAGCGGAGCAAGTGCTCCCTTGTTATCTGGAAACAGAACTTACCGTCAAGGTGGTTGTCGGACAGGTATTTCATAAGTATGGAGCAGAACGAGCGGTACGACTTCATCGAAGAGGCGCGAACTGTCCGGCTCTTGTCATCAAGGAATTTTCCGACGCACTGCGAAACGGTTAACGCCTTGGCCGAAAGCGCCTCTGCAAACGGATTCCAACCAGCCCATAACTTTTCATCTATGGCGTGGCAAAGCAGCCTCGCGTAGCGGTCCCTGTCGGCCGTTTTGCGGATGTGGTTCACGCGCACTTTCACACGCTGCAGCTTTTCAGTCTCTGGATTAAGGGCATAGAAGTAAACGAAGCAGTCCTTCCCTTTGTGGTAAGAACACGGGCGAAAACTCAAGTAAGGAACAGACATATTTTTTTTTCCTTTCTATGTTTTTCGCATTGGAAAGGAAGTTAAACCTACTGTCTCATTTTTGTATCAGCAAAAACGCCGAAAACCATACATAGTTTTGATTTTCAGCGTTTTATGTGCTTATTGGTAGCGAGTAGGAGATTTTTTGAACTCGCTATGAGATTTTCAACTTCCTTTATATCAATGCTTTTCATTTTTGATTTTTACTGTTTTTTGGGCTTTTTTGTCTCGTTTTTGTATCAGTCACTACGAGATTAACGCTACGAAACACAGTGTTTTACAATTATTATTTAACATTCTTTAACGCTGAATTTTACTGATTTTTAGCCAGATTAGGTCCATTTTTTATTACTTTTGTACCCGTATGAGTACACAATCCTTAACTATTATTGCCCTTGTGGCAATCCTGCTCGCAGTAGTCATAGCATCCTTTATAAATTCCATGGCATTATCACGAGCCGCAAGACGGAAAGGAGCCGTTATCCCGAAAAGGATGCCTCCAAGGCCTGCTCCAATACCACTCGATTTGAGAGAAAAGCTCACGCATCACGAGCCTCCATCTGAAGATCGTTTTTTGGGCGGCTTGGGTGCCGGACGGGGCGGATTGTGTGCCGGAATAACGACACCTTCTTGTACCAATTCTTTCTTTTTTCCCATATCAGATAGATTTGAAAACATTGTTAACATATCGGTCGGCTTCGGCGACGGCCTCCGCCTCGATGCGCCGGCGGTTACGGTGAAGGAATCGGTTGACGGATGCCTCCACGCCAGTAACAGAACTGTGAAAACGGTAGAATTCCGCCTCTGCAGATTCAGGGGAGACGGTGCCGGAATAAAGATGAGCGTACAGCCGCTCCAGCGAGGATACATACTCCGTATAGAAAGAAACGACCTTGGAGATGGCAGAGAGATCTTCCTCTCGCGGCACAACGGCAGGCACACAGCAGGCAACGATAGACAACGCTGCCGTAATAATGGCAGAAAGAAATGTCACCACCGGACAGAAAGAGTAGCTGGCAGCACCAGTGACTGAAACCAACACAATGATAATATCCAGGATATTGCGAACACGACTGCGCTTGGCAAGGAAGTGTGAAAGATAAACCTCCTTCAACTTCGCATCATAAATCTCGAACCATATACGGTCGTATAATATCGGATTGTCCATAATCAATCATGCTTACTTAAATTGCTCACTATGTTGAGCAGTTCCTTTATCTGCGCGTCCTTCTCCTTTATCTGCGCGTCCTTCTCCTTGATCCTCTCATCCAATACCTCGATCTGCGCCCGCAACACGTCAGGACTGTCACTGTAGTACTGACGAAGATCTATATTGCCAGAATTGTTGATGTCGCCATTATTCGCAATGTTACCATTGCCCAAAATAGTGGTTTTCGGAGAATTTTGATTTTTTTCCGCAGAAAAGTGCTCAATTATAAATTTTGCTTTTGTCAAAATTTGTCCAGTTAATTCATCTTTATTGCACCAATTATTGATTGTTTGACGCTTAACTCCGAGCAATTTTGCGGCATCGTCCTGTGAAATTTTGTTCAAAAACAAAAAATTTCTTAATTCTATTCCTTTCATAATCAATTATTTAAATTAAATGTGTAAAAAATATTTTCATAAAGCATTGCTTTTGTCAAAATAATATCTATTTTTGCACATCTAAATTATCAAAATAACAATGGCAATTATAAAAAATAAAAAGAAGAAAATCAACACCCCGATAATAACGACGGAGGAGGCAGCCGTGATTGCTGCCAAAACGGGCTACTCCATCTCGGGTGTGCAGCGCATCGTGCGCAGTCGGAGCGCCAATCCCAGACACCGCCATGTGCAGGACCTGTATGCCAAGGTGCTCCACCTGCGCTCGCTCCACGAGGAGAACTACCAGGAGGACATGAAAAGACTGTAACCATCAAGACCGGGCAACATGGGGACCACATACAGATACCTCGACTACTTCGCCGGCGTGTACCGGAAATGCCGCTGCCGTATGCTCAAACAGAACGGGAAGACCGCCGTCATCCAGCTCACCGAGTTCGGCCCGAAGGGCAAACCACCCGGCACCGTCATGCGGGTACACATGAAGTCACTTGACTGGAAGCGCATCGTGGACCACACCGAACTGTCGTGGCACCAATACACGGACATATAACAACAAAAACACACAGATATGGAAAAAACCGAAAAAAGAATGACAGCAGAAGAGCTGCACGACCGCGAACTCACCGCGGCCATCGACCGCTACCAGACAAGGATGCTGGTGAAACTTGACAAGGAGAACGCCCGGCTTAGACTCGCCCTCATGCTGACGGGCGGAGGGCTTCTGCTCATAGCCGTGATTGCCGGATACTCCCTCATGTTCCCCCTGTTCTGACCGCCATGGCAGCCAAGGAATACACCATCCGCGACCTGGAACTGGAGGCGTGGCGCTACGCCGAGCAGGACTGGCGCGTGACCGCCGGGCACCGGCAGAAGCTGACGCGCAAGGACGCGATGCGCATCGCATACTACGACGGGCTCCTGCGCGGGATGCGGATAAGGGAGGAGATTTCAAGCCAAAACTGCCAACCGCCGGCAGTATAAGCAAGGCGGACGCTCTTTTATTCATACCATTAGGTTAAAAGTTTTTAGCAGGCGGGGCTGTCCACGCTCCGCCCTCCCGGAGAAGATAGGCGGTTAAACGGATAGGCCGCAAATATACTCAGCAGGATGAATCTACCGGTGTGCCATCACGCCCACCAACCACGCCCACGAATCAGACGGGGTTCCACCGGATATGTTGGAATTAAAAGCCCTGCGCATATCCGCCCGTCCGCGTTCAAAAAAAAGCCTCGACATCCTGTGAACGGAAATCTGGACATTACCGGGTTCGACTCCCGGCTTCTCCTCCATGCCTGCGATAGGCCTCCAAACGGATAAGAGGCAGCACAATTAACGATTGTTTATTTCAAAATGACCATTAGGCGGTCCGACTCCGCCCGCAGGCACTGACAATAATACCCTTACCAATGACTGACAAGAAGATATACATTGCCGGCAAGGTGTCCGGCGAGGAACACGGCAAAGTGTTCATCAAGTTCATGGCCGCCGAGTCGCGGCTGAAGATGCAGGGCTGGGAGCCCGTGAACCCCATCCGGTTCTGCGGTTCCGAATGGCCTTGGGCCGACTGCATGAAGGCCTGCATCACCCGCATGATGGAGTGTGACGCCATCTATATGCTCAAGGACTGGAAGTATAGCCGGGGCGCGCGCCTGGAGCACTTCATTGCGCTGAAACTCGGGATGCGGATCATAAAGGAAGGAGGCGGAAGATGAAAGGGGTCAAGTTGCTCTATATAGATTTGTTCTGCGGAGCCGGAGGAACCACCACGGGCATCGAGAAGGCACGAATCCACGGCGCCAAATGTGCCAAGGTGATCGCCTGCGTGAACCACGATCCGAACGCCATCGAATCCCATCGGGCAAATCACCCCGGAAGCGTCCACTTTACGGAGGACATCCGCACACTGGACATTCGTCCGCTGCAGTTGATAAAACAGAAAGCAATGACCGAAAATCCTGGATCCAAAACAGTGTTGTGGGCAAGTCTCGAATGCACGAACTTCTCCAAGGCCAAAGGCGGGCAGCCGAGGGATGCCGATAGCAGGACCCTTGCGGAACATCTCTTCCGATACATAGAGTCTCTTAATCCAGACTACATCTGCATAGAGAATGTTGAAGAGTTCATGTCATGGGGTGATCTGGACGAAAACGGCAAGCCTGTAAGCCGGCACAAGGGATGCAAATACCTGCAATGGGTTTGCCAGATAAGAGATTACGGTTATAATTACGAATGGCGAATGCTGAATGCCGCAGACTTTGGCGCCTATACGAGCCGCAACAGACTGTTCGGCATCTTCGCCAAACAAGGACTTCCTATCGCATTCCCTTTGGCCAGATACAGCAGGAACGGCATGACAGAAAGCAACCTGTTCGGAATCAGATACAAGAAATGGAAACCCGTCATGGAAGTGCTCGATCTGGAAGACGACGGAGAGAGCATCTTCGGCAGGAAGAAACCGCTGGTGGAGAAAACGCTGAGAAGAATATACGCCGGACTGGTGAAGTTTGTGGCCGGAGGCGAGAAAGCGTTTCTAATCAAATGGAACTCGATGAAAAATGGAAAATATGCCGCACCTCCCATTGACGAGCCCTGCCCGACGGTAACGGTGCAGAACAGGCTGGGGGTTGCCCAGTGCCGTTTTTTGAGCAAGCAGTTCAGCGGGGACGACAGCAGCAAGAACATCAGCGTGGATGGCCCTGCCGGAACCGTCACCACCAGGGACCACCACGCGCTGATCACCTACTACGGCAACGGTCAGCCGGTATCCATTGACCGTCCGGCCCCTACCCTCACCACCAAGGACACTATGGCCAAGGTGACGTTCATCGCCAACGAGTACAGCGCCGGCGGGCAGATTTGCGGCATTGACAGCGCAAGTCCGGCAATACTGACCACGCCAAAACAGAAGATTGTATCCTGTTTTCTGATGAACCCGCAATACAGATCTGCCGGATCATCAGTTGAAAACCCCTGCTTCACGCTGATTGCCAAGATGGACAAGAGGCCTCCCTATCTGGTCACGACCAAGAATGGCATCGGAATTGAGATATATAACACGGACAGCGAGATGACGGTGAAGATCAAGGAGTTCATGTCCTTGTATGGCATCATCGACATCCGGATGCGGATGCTGAAGATTTCGGAACTGAAGGCCATTATGGGATTCCCAAAAGAGTATGTTCTGAAGGGAACGCAGTCGGAGCAGAAGAAGTACATCGGCAATGCCGTGGAAGTGAATATGAGCCGGTGCCTGTGCGAGGCGCTGGCGGAAGCGAATTAGAAAACGGAATTATGAATGAAGTACTAACCGTAAGACAACCTTACGCCCTGATGCTGGTATCAGGGCAGAAGCATCACGAGTTCAGGAGCTGGGCTCTTCCGATAAGGAATCGCCATACCGCCATAATGATCCACGCTGCAGCAAAGGACGCAGACGAAATCATCGGCTGCAGTTCCGTGGAATTTGAAGCCAACCTGAAATTGGCCAAAGAAGAAAACCTCTACAGCGCCATTATCGGGGAAGTAATATTCGGAGAGCCGCGAAAGATGAAGGATGGCGGGTATGCCTGGCCGGTACTCAAAGCAAAAAAGTTTAATCAACCAATACGGGGTGTGAAAGGGAAACTTGGAATATGGAATTGGAATTTTGAACAACAATCAAATCAATAATCTTATGGAAATCATCGCAACATTGGAAGAGACCTCGCCGGTGGTGGAGGGCGTAAGCCAGAAAACCGGTAACCCTTGGAAGAAAACGGAAGTGGTCGTCAGCACGGGCGGCGACTGGCCAAGGAAGATCGCCCTACAGGCGTTCAACGAGATGTGCGACAAAGCCAGGGCCATCCGCCCGGGTTCTGCCGTCAAGGTGCGTTTCGACATCAGTGCCCGCAAATGGGAGAAGGACGGCCGCTCCAGCTGGCAGAATGACATCACCCTCCGCTCAATCTACAACCTGGAACAGCAGCCATTGGTGACACCGCAAGCGCAACCCGGACAATCCTTCGCCGCGCAGACGAATACCGCCACGCCACCGCCCGTGACTGAGACTTCAACCGCAGATTTCCAATTCTAAGAGCAATGACATGGACAATCAACACCAAATTCAACCCGGGCGACCGCGTGTGGATGCCCGACGGCAACGGCGGCAAGATGAAAGGACGCGTGGCAGGCATTACCCTGATACAAGCGAACCTGACGCAACCGCCGGACAAAACCTTGTTACAGTCGCTCAACTACCGCTGCGTGGACATCAACGGCGGCACATTCTATTTCCACGAATACCAGCTAACAGAGAGAAATTTATAGGAAACACATACTTGGCATAACAAACATGATACCGGAACAAACCATTGAATCTATACTCCAGGCATCGCCCATCACCGATGTGGTGGAAAGGCGCGGCGTGAAACTGCGCAGGAGCGGCAGCAACTACAAGTGCTGCTGTCCATTCCACGACGACAAGACCCCCTCCATGATCGTGTGGCCAGCCACGGGCAGGTGGAAATGCTTCGGATGCGGCAAAGGCGGTGACGCCATCAGTTTCGCGATGGAGAAAAACAACCTGTCCTATATAGAGGCTGTCAGGGAACTCGCCCGTGATGCGAACATCACCATCGAAGACCGGAAGACATCTCCGGAGGAACAGAGGCACCAGGAAAGGAAGCAGCGTCTGTACGGACTCAACGAGTCAGCCGCCGCTTTTTTCCAGTCAAGACTTTCCGGACACGCGCTGGACTATGCGCTTGGACGGTGGAAAGACACCACCCTCGGTCTGTTCCGCATCGGGTTCGCACCGGATGGTTGGCACGATCTCTACGACCATCTCAAGAAGAACGGATTCTCAGACAGTGAGATTCTGGCCGCCGGACTCGTAAAGAAAAACAACAGGGGCGGATACTACGATTTCTACCGCAACCGCCTCATGTTCCCGGTGTTCAACCGGGTGAACAGGATTGTCGGCTTCTCAGGGCGGGACCTTTCCGGCAAGGAGGATGTGGCCAAGTACATCAACTCGCCC